CCTTGAGGATTATCATACTTATCTCTTATGAATGCTAAAAATTGATTATTGTTCTTAGGCCACTGATGATATCTGTCTGTTATATTATTCATCATAAGAACTATCCAATGAAGTTGTGAATCATCATATAATTTATCAGCAATCATTTCGGGTGTTTCACCTTCCTTTACATCATAAGTATCAAACACTGAAACATTAGCTTTAACCTTAGAACGAATAGAAACTCTTTTTAATAGATTAGTGACCATTTTAAAATCACCATTACCAACGGAGTCATAAGGAATTGTGGGAAAGGATGAAAAATACATTAATAACCCTCCATAATACGTTTCTTAGTAATAATTTCCATTTCAGTAAACTTTAGTGAAATTTTTGTTGATTGTGGAATTCCGCCAGCATATGCAACAAATTTATCTCCACCATAAGTAACACTCATATCTTCTAATACACAAGTAGATATTTTATGAAGATGTGAATTACCTTGTCCCTTGTACATATATTCTATATCAAAAGTACTGGGTATTGTCATTCTTCTCTGACCCTGTACTCCCCCGCCTGCGAAATCTGCGGACATTTGCATTTTAAATTCAAATACAATTTTTTCGACTTCTATTGCTTCTTTTTCACTTTTAGGTATGAAATTAAATTCATATGAAAATGACCTTCTACCCACACTCCTAAACATTAATTCCATTTTTGGAGTAATAACTTTGCCTTGATGTATTGCCATCAATGCCTGGGAGCCTGGTGCGGCCAGTGAAGCACCCTTCTGTAAAACAGAACGAACGCCCTCTTCAGCACCAGCACCTAGAGTCCCAGCAACACCTTTAAAACCACCACCACTCATTGCTGACAGTATTGCTCCTCCTGCTGTTTCAGCCGCAATACTGATATCATCTTCCTCATATTTTGATTGATATGCTGTTAAAATTTGTTGCGGCATATATAATGCAATTGCAGAGGAAACTCTTTTTGTTGTAGGATTTTGTAATTGGATTGAACTTGAATCTTTTCTACCGCCAGTGCCGGAATCTGCTTTTGCCTTTGTCTTATCAAAATCAACAATACCAAGTTTTTTTAGTAAATCTTCACGAATCTTATCTCTTTGGTATTGACCGAGTTCCTTCAACGGCGTGCCGGAATCGTCGCTATCGCCTTCAAATTTCTTTTGCGTTCTTTGAAGCTCGGCAAACAATTCTGCCTTTAATTTTTGTTCAAACTCTTTTATACTAGTCTTTGATTCATTAATTGATAATTTTCCTTTATCTTGTACGTTGATACGGAAAATTATGTAATGACCAGAACCAGATGGGTCATCAATATCTAATGGGTAATTGAGAATTTTTGTGTTAAATTTGAAATTTTTCTTGAGTTTAGTAGCAGGATCAGCAGCCCCAGAATCAGAACTATCTACAACAGAACCAGCAGCTAAATTGCCATTCACTGTTATCGAATTTTTTACGCCATCTGATGCAAAATCAGCCATTTTTTATAATCCTTATACATATATTTATAAGTTATGTCATATCAAGGTAAATACATTCCAAAGAAACCCGAAAAATATCGGGGCAACCCACAAAAAATAACTTATCGTTCTTTGTGGGAACGTAAATTTATGGTGTACTGTGACACAAGCAATTCCATAATTGAATGGGGTAGTGAAGAAGTCATTATACCCTATTTATCACCTTGGGATGGTAGAGTTCACAGATATTTTCCAGATTTTTATATCAAAGTTAAACAGTCTGATGGTAAGATTAAGAAAATGATTATTGAAGTTAAACCCAAAAAACAATGCAGCCCACCAATATCAAAACCTAAAAAAAGGACACGGCGTTGGTTTAATGAAGTCAAGACATGGGGAGTCAATGAAGCAAAATGGAAATATGCAACAGAATGGTGTATTAATAATGATATGGAATTTAAGATATTAACTGAAGACCATCTAGGAATTTCTTATAAATAGTAATATGGCAAAAAATAAATTTATACAATCAGTTACAGATGCAGCCAAAGATCGTCCCAAGTCAACTCAATGGTATAAAGATAAAATCAAAGAGTTTGGTAAACCCGGCGCTATGGATTTGATACGAGATGGTAAAAGGGCTAATACACCCTTTTATGGTAGATTGAATATGTTTTTCTATGACCCTAAGTATAAAAAAACATTACCCTACTATGATACATTCCCTCTTGTACTACCATTAGAATTTTATTCAGATGGCTTTTTGGGTATTAATTTTCATTACTTACCTATACCGCTTAGGATAAAATTACTTGATGGATTAGTTGATTATTCTAACAATAACAATTTTGATTATTCAACTAGATTGGTAGTTGATTATAGTAAGTTGAAGGGCCTTAATATTATCAAACCTACCCTACACAGGTACTTAGCAGGCCAAACTAAATCACAGTTTCGTAGAATCGATGCAGATGAGTTTACAGTTGCTGCACTACTTCCTGTACAGAGATTTAAGAAAGCCTCTGCGGCAGAAGTATGGAAAGACTCAAGGAGTATGATCTAATGGCTGGAAACTTTGCATCTTTTACGGAAGCTGAATCATTTAGTACTTTAAATGATGTAGTAGCTACATATCGTGATACTAATGGATATGCTATTCCAAACAGATTTGATGTAATTATATCAGGACCAACTAAACGCAGTGGTGCTGCTATGACAAATCCATCTCATAACTCTGAAAGGGGTGCAGATTTAAGAAAGATTTCCTTGCGTTGTGATTCTTTATCTTTGCCAGGAAGAAATTTGGTTAGCTCACCAGATGCAATGCCATATGGGCCAAGGAGAGAGGTTGTGAATTCTGCTGGTTATACTGGTAGTGTTAATATGACCTTCAATGCAAGTTCTGGACTAGAAGAGAGAGTGTTTTTTGAAGACTGGCAGAAACAAGCATTTAATGAACAAACATGGGATGTTGGTTACTATAATGATTATATTGGAGAAATTGATATCTATCTTTTAGATCGGCAAGATAAAAGAAGGTATGGTATTAAATTGCATGAAGTATATCCAAAAGATATTGTTGCAACAGAATTAGCACAGGGATCGAATGACGTGATTATAAAAACTACAGTGGCTTTTCAATATCGCCATTGGACTTCATTGGATAGAAATAAACAACCACCCAATTTAGGAAATGAACTATTTTCAACTGTGATAAATACGGCTACTCGCACTATACTCAGCAATGTACCGAGCATATTAAATAAATTATAATATTATTAATAAGGATGAAAAATTATGGCACTACCTAAACTTAAAAATGCAACATATGAATTAACACTACCGTCTACAGGAGCTCCTGTTCATTATAGGCCTTTTCTTGTAAAAGAACAGAAACTTTTAATGATGGCACAAGAATCAGATGATCCTAAAGAGTTAGAAGCAGCGTTTAGTCAAATACTTACTGATTGTGTTGAAGAGATTTCAGAACCACATCTCATGACTATGTTTGATGTTGAATATGTGTTTCTAAAGATACGAGGAAAATCAGTAGGTGAAATAGTTAAGCTTAAACTGCTATGTGAAGATGATAATGAAACTTATGTAGATACTGAAATAAACTTAGATGATGTTCATGTCCAAATGACTGATGATCACACCAATGTAATTGATTTAAATAGCGATATTAAATTGGTAATGAAATATCCCTGCTTGGGTGATATGCAAGGGTTTAATGAAATGGGAGAAATAAAATCATTATTTTCTATGATTAAAAGATGTGTTCATGAAGTTCATGAGGGTGAACAAATTTATCATAGGATTGATATGAGTGACACAGAGCTAGATGATTTTATCGATAGTATGTCAACAGAGAACTTTGAATCAGTTGGTAATTTCTTTGAAACCATGCCTAAACTAAAACATGTAGTTGAAATTGAAAACCCAAAGACAAAGGTTAAAAATGAAATGGTTATTGAAGGATTGCAAAGTTTTTTCGAGTAGCCCTTTCTCATGATTCTTTAGAGAATTATTATAAAACTAATTTTGGAATGATGCAACATCATAATTGGAGTTTAACAGAATTAGAAAATATGATACCTTGGGAAAGGGAGATATATATCGGATTGTTATTGAATTATTTGGAAGAGGAAAAGCAACAAAGAAAAGAACAAGAAAATCGGAGATAACCAAAAGGGGAGTGTTATGGCAGAAGAAGTAACAAAAAAAGAATACCACCCAGCAGACTCTAATGGTGATGGAAAAGTATCCAAAGAAGAAGAACAAATGTTCTTAGAGTTCAAACGTAAAGAACTTGAAGATGCAGACGCAATGAGAGATGCACAGCGCAACATGGCATGGTTTGCACTTACAGGCATGCTGTTGTACCCTGCATGTGTTGTTATATCAGTTGTATGTGGTATAGATTCAGCAGCAAAGATACTGGGTGATATGGCAGGGGTATACTTCATTGCCGTTGCTGGTATTGTTGCAGCGTTCTTTGGCGCACAAGCATTTAGTAAACCCAA